CGTCCGCCGAACGTTACGTCACCTTCCTTACGAGTCGGTGCCAGTTCGCGGATGCGCGTGTCGCGTAGCCAACGTCCCGGTTTAACGAGTTTCGCGCTAGATGAAGTTAGGGCTTCGAGGCAGGTGAGGGGAGACTTGGTCACCCTCCCCTTCCACTTCGATGCTCCGGCTTCAGCTGGTCCGATAACTACGCGAGACTGGGCGGACCAAGGATTTTTACGTTCTACGATTTGTTCGCAGAATACCCCTCGGGGTCCGTAAAAAGACTTAGTCCTGTTGACTACTAAGCCAAGTGCAGTCAGCGTTGATTCGTAGCGCTCAACTTCTTCGGGAGTCCAGAGTGCGATGAGGTCATCGCCACAGACAGCAGCAGAGTTGCGATGTTCAGGGGCGGCAAGCCAGGCCGCTGCCAAGTTGATCAGAGAAAGGATTACCCAGCTCGGGCCTAGTCCCATGTGTAATCCTCGACTTGTCTCATGCGATTTCGAGCCTTCAAGGGCGTCGATGTAACACTCGAGCGTGTTGCTGAATTTAGGTTCAGCCCTACGCACGCGTGGTTCAAAGATGCCACCGAAGTCTTGTTGACTCTCCACTATGGAATGGGGTCCTAGCAGTAGCTCGACAGCAGAGTCCCAACGTTCCCGGTTCTCCGGGTCGGTAAAGACCTTGCTGTTAAGCCACTTTGCTAAGACAATTCCCAGTTCATGGGGGATGTAGTCAGTCGCGGCGGACAGGTCGGCGGAGTATAGGAGAGCCTTTCGAGGATTCCCCTTTCCCTTTGACCTTGACAGCGTGATGGTTCTTCCCTTAAGCATGTCCCGACTTAGGCGATTGCGCTTTAACGTTGGAAGCCAGAGCTGATTTAGGCGACGTGAGATCCATACTTCCCGAGCACCATGTGTGCTCGCTAAGCGGATCTTGTCACCCATCTCGGCGATAGCGACCGGCGTTAAAGGCGGAGGTGAGTTACCTGGCCCATGCTGAGTAAAGAGTGAGGCTGCATCTCCCGACCGAAGGGTGAGTTTGGCTAGGCGTTCTTCTAGGCGTGTCTGTTCAGTGTTCTGAATAGCCGTCGATTGAAGAACGGAACCAGTAGGTTCCATTCTGCCCATGCCGAACGATCCCATCGTGTCGTAATAGGTGCTTCCTCCTCCGAACGCTACATTTCCGAATAAGTCCTCGTCGGAGTCACTGTCCTGCTGATAGAATCCCTGCCATCCGTGGTGGGGTAATTCTTGAAGCTGGGCTCTGACTTCCTCGGGAACTGAGTCGGAGTCGCTGTCCTCGTTATCGTACCC